TGATTATGTTGATAAGTTATCGGCACTTATATACAAAGTGACACTTGATTCTTCTTCATAACTTTTGGTTATGCTCGCTCTTTTACATATTGATTGGTCTTATGAAGCGAAATGCAGATGTTAATAAGTATTGCTTCATTCTCTTGGATAGTTACGAACTTATTGATTGTATTGTACTTTATTTAATAGTATGACTATGAAAAAGACAGATAAACAATTAATATTCTCTAAGTTATTTCCTGACGAGGAGAGTTGCATTAGATACTATGAGGACAAAAGATGGGGTGGAAATCCGGTTTCTCCGTTTGACCCTTCATCTAAAGTCTACAAGTGTCGCAATGGGAAGTATAAATGCAAGAATACTGGTAGATACTTTGACGTGAAAACGGGAACTAAATTTGCTAACACAAAGTTACCACTACGATATTGGTTCTATGCAATGTTCTTGTTTCTATCGCACAAACGTGGCGTTTCTTCTTGTCAGTTGGCGAGAGATTTGGGTATTACTCAGAAATCAGCATGGAAAATGCTTCAAAAGATTAGGGATACAATGGGAGTTGAAAATGAACATAAATTGAAAGGAGAAGTTGAGATTGACGAAACCTTTGTCGGAGGCAAGAACAAAAATCGGCATAAGGATAAGAAAGTTGAGAAATGTCAAGGTCGTTCTTTCAAGGATAAAGTTCCGGTATTCGGAATGCTGGAAAGAAACGGTCATTTAGTAGCAAAGGTAGTGCCCGATACCAAAGTAAGGACACTGCTCCCTCTGATAAAAGGCTATGTTAAATTTGGAAGCGTCATATATACTGACGGCTGGGACTATGGAGGAATAACCAATGATTACATTCAAAGGTCAGTAGACCATGAGAAACATTACTATGGCTCTACCTACACAACAGATAAGGGAGAAGTCATACAAGTAAGTACAAATGGTATTGAAAATGCTTGGTCGCACTTTAAAAGAATGATATTTGGAACTTATTACTCGGTTAGTAAAAAGCACCTCCAGCGATATATTGACGAATATGTTTTCAGATTTAATACCCGAAACATTAGTGATATTGAGAGATTTAATTACTTTTGTCTAACATTTATAAACTATCATGGCTAAAAAGAAAAAAGAAAAGGAAACAATTAAGGAGGCAGAAGTCACAGCCTCAGAGAAGGAGTTTAATAAACTTCTTATGGGAATGAGTATTCCTAAAACAAATATTAAAAAAAAGAAAGTATAGTTTTTAAATAATGCTTTATGAATTTTATCATAGATTGTCAAATTTACCCTTTTCATATAATGGTACATTTTGGAAATAAAAAAGGCTTAATTATGAATTTGAAAAAATACGGTATAAATCTTTCACAAAAAGATATAAAAGGTAAATATAAAAGTCTATTTCTAAATGATAATCAGACTGTACTATACATGGATATTATACCTAAAACTATAGATGAATTATCTATTTTGCAACATGAAATTTTTCATTGTGTAATGTTTATATTGGATAAAATTGGAATAAAATTGTCATATAAAACAGATGAAATTTATGCCTATCTTATCCAATATATAACTAAACAAATTTACCTTAAAATATCTCCTACTTCTTTTTCTTAATCGTAGAAGGTGTTTTAATGGTTTCTACTATAGCAGTTTTTTTACGCCTTTTGGCTTCTTCTATTGGGATAAATTGCCCAGTTTCTGCATCTCTGCCAATTTTTCGTGTTTTAGCCATAACAATATATTTAAGTTTACTTTGCAAATATACTTTTTAAGTTTGTATATTCAAAGTGAAATAGTATATTTGTAACGCATTAAGTAGTTAATGCTTCTTATGAAATTATAGCTCAATCGCCTTCTGAATCACCACCTCGGAATATAACGAGCTATGAACCAATACATATTGGGTGAGTTGTACCTATTTAGGCGCAGACTTCCCCATAATGTATTGTGGTTTGTGGTGAACCAAGAAGGCGTATGGCAATGGTCTGCGCTTTTCATACTCTTACGTTAGGTTATTGCTGAATGAAAAAGATTTTTTTTAATTTTAGTATTAACCAATAAAACAAAATGGTATGAAAACAACTTTAATGTCGTTAACTATTATCTCATTATTTTTCTCCTTTATTTGTTGCAACAAGCAAGAAACGATAGAAGACAAGATTAAGAAAGAATTTAAAATCTATGTAAATGAAAATTTTGGCGACCCAAACGATTTGAAAGAGGTTGTATCTATTGACTTAAAAGATACAGTGAGTTACCGACCTATATATGAAATAGTTTCAATGACTAAAGGACTTTATGAAAAAGGAAAGGAACAAGATGATAGCATATTTTACTATATAGAAGGAAAAGGATTTGCTAAAGTAGTAAATAAAATGACAAGAGCTGAGAAAGAAAAAATTGGCACTTACATGAAGGCATTGATAGATTTTTACGAGGATAAACAATTAGAATATATCTCTGTTGGAAAAGAATTAGATAAAATATTAGAATATAATGACAGTACAATGTATATTCATTATGAGATAAAAGCAAGAGTAACAAAAGGAGATATTAAGAGTTTAGATATATATCATGCTTACATAGATAATAATGGCAAAATTGATATTAAAGACCATATTAAGAAAATGAGCGAACTGCCAAAAAAATGGAGTGATATAGATAATGATTTAACTCGATTCAATGCTATTATGAAGGAAAAATTAGATTATCAACTACCATTTTTTAAGTTGTTTAATACATATCCTTCGATAAAAGAAAACTATGAAAAAAAATGAGTAAATTAGAAATAATCGCTATCTTAGCGGTCTAATTATAAACATAAGTTATACCCACCCGGCTTAGGGTCGGGTGGTATATAACTGCCTTATTTTATTGGCATCATGTGCTAACCGGTTCGTGCAAGCAAGGAAGGTTGTCATTCTGTATCAATAAAGGTATAGATATTGAAAAAGATTCATTTACAATATATGAATTTATAGAATTAACTAAAGAATCATATAATGGAGATATTATAAAGAAACTATTATGAGTTGCCATAACAAACTACAGCAGCTTTGCAGAAAGTATCTGAAAAAGTTGTACCGGAAAGCGAGAGATATCGGTCTTGATGAATTTGTCGAAAAGACTATTGCCGAAAACGAAAATGGACGATGCACAGCCACAGTAGAACAAGTCAATATGCTGGCTTCTCTATGTGGGGATGATAGAATAAAAAGAGAGGAAATTCCCGACTTACTCGGTCTGTCATACCGGAAGTGCAACGAACAAAAGATTTTCAAGAGAATACGTAAATTCAAAGACAAAGGTATCTACTCCAAAGTGGATGCTATAATTTTAAAAGACAAAATGATATGAAGAAGAAAATTAGACACAATTTCAACAAAGGGATTAAGCTGCATTTAGCTTGTGAAAATGACCTTATCAGACCAGTAATGAATTGCATATATTTCAAAGATGGATATGCAATAGCCAGCAACGGCAAGATATTAATCAAAGCCTGCCTAAATGAGATTTGCAATTTTAGCGAAGAAGAGAAGGAATTTCTGGAAGGTAAACTAATTAGTGCAAAAAATTTTAAGGAAATCATCAAGCATACTATTATTGAGATTGAAGAAGATGGTTTTCACGCTATATATGACGATTGGGATATAAAGTATAAGTTTGTAACTGTAGACATGAAATATCCCAATTATAACGAAGTTATAAGTCAATTCAGACCGGGATTTATGGAAAAGGTACTTATTGACCCACTTAACATTGAATTGATAGCCGATGCTTTGGATGCAAGAAAAGGCATAAGATTCCATTTCCCTAAAGATGATAGCAAAGGAATTAAGATTACATTTTACGACAAAGAGTTATCTCTATCCGAAGCTCTTCTAATGCCTAAACTTGACTATTGATATGACTGAGCAAGAATACAAGGACTTGGCAAATAGTCAACCAAAGTATTACTATGAGCCAAGAGGAAGAGAGTGGGCTTTATATGAGCGAGAAAAAGACGGCATGGGAGGAACTAAGATATTTGAGCATTGGAACAGAGAAGTTGTCCGCAAGCGATGCTATGAATTGAATGGCTGGGATTATAAACCGTCAGATGAATAGCCTATGCTACAGAAGATGTGCAGGAAGTATCTAAAAAGACTTCTCCCGGCTGCAAAGGAAGTAGGGTTGGAAGAATTTGTAGTTACTACCATAGATAAAAACAAGTCGGGTACTTGTGTAGCCACCAGACAGCAGGTCGATATGCTTGCCTCAATGTGTGAAGATAATCGGGTTAAACGTGAAGAAATACCAAATATTGTAGGTAAGTCATACCGATTCTGTCTGACTGGTAATCTTTTTAAAAGAATACGTAAATTTAAAGACAAAGGACTTTATTCCAAAATAGATACTTTGTTGTTGAGTGAAGAACTAAAAACTAAATGATATGTTTGAAGAAAAAAAAATAGGTGAAAGATTTGAGTATGATGGAGTAACCTTAGAAGTAATAGATATTTCTCACTGTAATGGTTGTTCAGATTGTTTCTTTAATAACATAGATTGTGATGATATACATTGTTTACCACATAGCAGAATAGATAATTACAGTGTATGTTTTAGAGTGGTTAAAAATGAACATATTAGTACCGTTCAAGACTGCGAACTGGCAGTTAGAGTAACCGAAGAAAAGGCTATTGAAGCGGCAAGGCAGACGATAGCAGATATCTTTAACGAAGTACATGGTATTAATCAGACTATGTACTTAGAGGACTTTGTAGCAAGATTAAAGCAATGAGAGAGTTGACACATGGTAGCCTATTTTCGGGTATAGAAGGTTTTGGATTAGGTGCGGCACTTGCCGACATAAAGACCGAGTGGAGTTGTGAATTTGAGGATTATCAATCATTAGTAATAAAGAAAAACTTTGGAGAAGAACATGAAATCAACAGAGAGATTAGAACGTATTCAAAACCGCCATTTGTTGACATCATCAGCGGTGGCTTCCCTTGCCAGGACATCAGCATTGCTGGAAAAGGTGTCGGAATTGTCGGTGAAAGAAGCGGCTTATGGTCTGAAATGTTCCGAATTGTACGGGACGTTAGACCGAAGTACGTGCTCATTGAAAACAGCCCAATGCTCGTTGTTCGGGGATTCGAGCAAGTCCTATGCGACCTTTCCGAAATCGGGTATGATGCGGAATGGCAATGTCTATCTGGTACCGACTTTGGCATACAACAGAGTAGGGAGCGATTATATTGTATTGCCTACCCCAACAAAATCAATGGCAAAAGGAGCGTGCAAGAATCGGTATTTCGGAAGCCCTACTTATCGGGGCAATTTACACGAGTTTATCCGGGATGGCGAACAAGACAGTCAATACCCTCACCCAAGTTTATTGGAAAATATAATGAACTTCCCAATTGGGTGGAGCGAATGCAATGTTTAGGCAATGCGGTACAACCGATAGTTGCGCATTATTTGTTTGAATGTATTAAGGAATTTGATAAAAGTTTAGTATTATGGTAAGAAAAATAAAATTTAGAGGAAAGGACATTGATACGGGAGAATGGAGATATGGATATCTCTCTTTCTTCTATACTGCCATTTCTAAATTTGTATCTTTACGTAAGGTTTAATCAATTAATATTCAACAATATGGAAATAGCAAGAGACAAGAACAATAACCACATGCAAGCAGTAGTTATAGACACTGCATATAATGTGGAGCAAGGACAAACTCTCAAATTAGGAGAGGGACTTTACCGATTTGCAGCTTATGAAGATACTACCTTCAATATGCCGTTCTTAGACCCTAATCACGAACGACCAGTTTTAGCAGCTATTTATATGCCTGCTGGCAGTGTCGAATACTTTTATGTCTACGATGGCACTCTTTCTGTTGTAGAAGGAAAACTCAATATCATGGGTTCTGACATTCAAACAAATTCATAGCCTATGTTAGTAAATGTTGGTAAACTAATGAGCCATACATCAACTAAGGGAGGGGGAGGAGTTAAGCACCCATTCAATCCTTCTTTAGTTGATGCATGGTTTATGTCCGGGTTGTCCAATGCAGACAAGCCTTCTTCTATTAAAGGTGTGATGGGTAATGAGATGTCTCTCAAGAACTTCACTTATTCTCTGAATAGCGGGTTTGGAAAGTATGCTGTAAACTGGAATGGTTTTGCAAAAATTACAGCAAACGCTAATTTCACCAACACCGATTCTGTTATTCATCTGACGGAAATATTGGTTGCAGACAGTAAGTTTTTACAGACATCTGTAGACGCAACAATATCTTCATACCAAGTAAAGGTGGAAGGCATAACGGATGACATTAAGTTAAGATATGTATCTTATGCCGAAGACGGAACGGGAGTATACACCTATCTGAAAAATGGCATCAATGACTTGCCAATATCCTACAAGAAATATACCGGGTTCGTTGCATCCCTAGTTGGTTCTTGCAATATCACCATTACCCAACTGCCATCTGCCTATGAAGGCGCGCTGGTATTCGACGGAGTTGATGATTACGGTATATGTACCGGGCTTCCTATTATGACTGATTATACGGTGATATGCAGGAGGGTACTTGAAAACAATACTAAAAATGTTGTTGCTTCAAAATCAGTTGTTGCTGGTAATGGAGCTTTCATTTTTGAATATGGAAATAATGCTACATATTCTTTCAGTGAATATACGTCTGGTCTGGCTGTAAATTTAAAAGATTCCGTTTCGTATCAAACTAAAAATTCCTATAATGGGAGTACGATTACGGTAGGCAATGCAGACGATACCGATACATTGACTTTGGGTATTATAAGAGAGGGAGACAGTAGACTTTTGAAAGGAGCCATCTACTATTTTGCCCTCTATAACAAGTCACTCACACCCGAAGAGGTTGAAGAGGAGAAAGTAAAGCTTGAAAATTATTGGGAAGGAGGTAAAAATGAATTGGCTTGAAATACCCGTAGAAGACTTGAAACAATTCGACAAGGATTGGGAAGTCAGAAGAAAGAATGTAGACGAAACAAAAGCTCTTTTGCATGAGGAAATATATAATGAACTTGTACCACAAGTTGAACCATTATCAGAAGAAGGAGAACCGATAGTCTATCCCTATCCACTTCTTGACAATCAAATGGTTGAAGCTCTGTTGGAAACTTCTGAATGGTCTAATATAGATGAATAAGGCTATACTTGTAGGATGGATTACTGACATTAGAGAAGTCGGTAGTTATGGGGTAATGGTGAAACTCAAAACTTGCGAAAAGGGTTTTACTACCCAAAAAGGCTATAAGGTAGCTGATAGGATAGATTATCATGTATGCCTTGCAAAAGGAACAATGACACGATACATTCTCGACAACTTCAATGTAGGCAACTTAGTTGAACTTACTGGGAAGATATACAACAAGCTGGAAGAAACCAAACATGGCGATAAGGTTCAGTTAACCAATATCCACATACAGACAATCAATCTGTATTCTCTGAACAACATATCTCCGGTTTCAAAAAGCAATGGTGATACAAAATCTGTAGAAAATCCCGATTTATATTTTGAATAACCAAAGTTTATTGCTACATTTGTGCTACAAACTTTTGGTTCATAATATAACAGCATTTTAAACCCTATTCTTTAGCTTGCGAAAGTGACATTTCTAATTTTCTTGTGGGGAGGGATTAAAATCTCTCCCTTATTTTTTGGAACTTTCCAAAATTTAGCATACCTTTGCTTCATCTTAAAACAGAAAATCAATGGAGAAAAAGAACTACTTAGACGATTGCCTCGCAACGCTTCAAATTCCGTCACTTCCTAAAAAAACTTGGGACAAGGTTTCCGAATTCAACAAAGGAGTTTGCCTTGTAAGACGGATTGACGGAACAGAAAACTATGCAATTTGTCGGTACAATAAAGAGAAGGACGAAGCTGTCAAAGTCGTTAAAGATTTCTGCTTGGCGACATTTACAGAAATTCTTGAATGTTATCCAGTTCCCGACTTTGTGGAGGCTGACATTGAAAGCATGGACTTGGACGAAGCTAACAAGATGGCAATGGAAGAGTTGCTGGAAGAACGCCAAGAAGCTATTATGGAAGATGTCGAAGTTGAGGAGGAGAAATTGCCAGAGTGGATATACCCATTTATCAACAACCGGGAAGAAGCTCTTGCATTCTTAAAAAGTAAGAGAATAAGAAACGCCCACTCTCTGAAATCTGACGAGGCTGTCAAAGCTAAATTGTATTTAGTTTATGAAGACGAAAAAAAGAAAAATAAATAACAGCATTTATATATAAAGTATTACTTAGCTTTTATAAACAAATGCCAATGTAGCGAAAACCAAGCTACACCTAAAAAATAGTATTAACCCAACCGCTGGCGCAGCGGGGATTGGACGGTGAGAACCCAACTATGGACGACCGGAGCGCAAGCTCCCTAAGAAGTAGCGGTTCGATGAAACGTCAAGTTGTTCAAGTATAAGCTTGGATATAAACGCCTAACCCAAAGTGATATATGGATATTTCAAAAATGAGCAAGGCACAGCTTGTAAAACTCATAGGTACTTCCTATGTATTCGTGCCAAAGACCAAAGGACACATGTATTGCAGACTGGACGATAGAGGAATTTCTATTGCAGTTACCGACGATTACTCAGTTGTGTCTACCAACTTCCATAGAAACGTATTTACCAATGTAGTAAGTGGCGGTTATTCTAATCCTTATCTGTGGCTTAGAACATTCTGTGAGTGCATCGAAGCAAACAAAGAGTTTGGAGAAGTTAAGGATAAAAACGGGAATGTACAAAGTTTCAGCTTCTCTCAACTGATGGAACATGCTGACGAAATGCCGGAAGAGATTGTTAAGGTATTGCAGCATACAGAGCGATGGATTTATACGCTTTCCGAGCCAGCCTTTGCCGTTGGAGGAGATACATTGCAAGTCACCAATGTAATGTGTATGTACTTCTCATACTTGGCAAAAAGTAATACCATGCTCATGCCAGCACCTTCCGATATTTCTCGCAACGAATTTTATCAGAAGTATATCGAAACTATCCGCTATCTTTCTCTTGAAACAACGCTTGATGAAGAAAAGGTAAAAGATTTGAAGGAACAAATCTGCAACATCGAACGTGAGGCAATGAATAAGATTGAGATACTGATTAAGGATAATGGTGGTGAATTTAAACAATCAATTGCCATTCCTAAAAGAGAGGTTGATGAAGGAGAAGCCTTAAACGAAATGAGGAGTGACACTTAGCTTTTTATAAAAAAAGCCAATGTAGCGAAAACCAAGCTACGCAGAGTGATTTAAAATAGTATTAACCCAACCGATGGCGCATCGGGGATTGGACGGTGAGAACCCAACTATGGACGACCGGAGTACAAGCTCCCTAAGAAGTAGTGGCTCGATGAAACGTCAAATTATTCAAGTGTAAGCTTGGATATAAGCGCCTACCGTCTGTGAAGATAGTTTAGATTGATTTTCAATTTTTCATTAAGAGTGATTTTAATATTCTTATGCCCTTCTTGCTTGTGAAAGTAGGAAGGTTTTTTGGAACTTTCACAGATTTTATCTACTTTTGTAGTGAAGTCTAAACTTAAAATATAAAACGAAATGGCTGGAACAACTTTTACCAACAAGCGACTTTCCTATCATGTGTCTAACACAACTGGCACTATCACATTGGAAGGTGACGCTACAATCAATTCGCAATCATTGATTGATTCATTCAATGGTAGTGTAAACTCTACTACCGGACAGTACGGCAACTTCTCTTATTCTGAATCCGATGGGGGACAAGTCAACAGAAGCTACAACGGCTCAAAGGACATCGAAGTAGAGGCTTGTGACCTTATTGATTCTGTAATTGAAGACCTCAAAGCAGAAGCGTTGAAATAATGGTTAATTACGAGCAGACAAAGAGTTTAATGAAATCAAGAGGGGTAGATAACCTCTCTCCTCTTGACTTCTCTTTTTCTATGATGGTAGCCATTGGTATCAATGAGATACAATCCTATATGGTTACTATCAGAGGGAAAGAGTATGAAAAGAAAACCGAAGAACAAATACCTAAGTTCCGTGAAAGATGCAGCTTGGAGGTTACAGACTATCTTGAACGGACGGATATTAAAGAAACTATAAGGTTTCTTAGGGCAGAGCACGATAGAAATATCAAAGATACTGCCTTGCAGCTTGAAGACATTGACTTCAACGCAGAAGACCTAAGAAAGATATTAGCGAAGTTCTTGAAAGAGAAATACAAGGATATTGATGCAGCCGACGCAAAGGACTTGCTCAACGCCATCAAAATATACGTGGATAAGTTCGGAGATTCCGGAGAGGATGGGGTTGCCAAGTTCAACCGACACTTTATCCAAGTCTATCCTCCATATAATGCTGTATGTCCCAATTGCGGAAAAGAGATTGACTTGCCTCGTGGTGTCAACTCTAAATGCAAGCATTGCGACCATCAGTTTGTATGGAGCGAGGAAAAGGAAAGATATTACTGATTTGCCTTTTTTTTGTTTTAGCATTATTTATTTGTCATTTTAGCATCGGTTTGTGAAAATAGATGCTTTTAGTAGAAACATTTTAAGGCACTTATATACAAAGAGGCACTTATTTTTTAATAAATACCAATGTAGCGAAAACCAAGCTACGCAGAGAGATTTAAAATAGTATTAACCCAACCGATGGCGTATCGGGGATTGGACGGTGAGAACCCAACTATGGACGACCGGGGCGCAAGCTCTCTAAGAAGTAGTGGCTCGATGAAACGTCAAGTTATTCAAGTGTAAGCTTGGATATAAACGCCCAATATAACAATGAAAACATCTAAAATTGTAAGCGTTTATAAGACAATGAACGACAGCAAACTCACTAAGATGGAGGATGCTGACAAGTTTAAAGTTATTAAAGCATTACGTGCTATTAAGCCAATCAGTGAAGGCTATGAGGAGTTTGTCAAGCTGACACATGAGAAGCTGAAAGACGATAAAATGGAAGAGATGCAGAAAAAAGCCCAACATTGGCAGGAAATGCAGTCACAAGGGAAGGAAGTTGAATACTCCTTTGAGGAACGCAAGGAACTCAATGAGTATTTCCAGAACTTCAACAATACCATTGAAAAGCTAATGAAGGAAGAGGGTGACAAAGAAAACGAACTCACCTATGACAAGTTGAGTGAGGACGCTTTCGGAAAATACATCGCTTCCAATGACTTCAATGTAAGTACCATCATGGACTTGCAGGAAGTTCTTGTAGGAGAATAGTATTTGTTGCATATTACATAGTTTATTTAGAGGTTAGGGGGAGCTTGTGAAAGTTCCCCTTTTCTATTGTTACGTTATTGGCGTTATTGGTCGTAGAGGTACTACGGAATCTGTATATCTCGATGAATCAAGAGTAACCCAGACTTTATAGGATTCGTCTGCTTCTATATCAAATGTCTTTCTGATAACTGTGTATGTTTCACCAGCAGCCACAGTGAATGTTCCTAACTCTAATTTTGTTTCACCAACCATCTGTGGGTCAAACAAGTCATGTTTAGCGAAGCGAACCCACAGCCAATTATTAGTAAAGGTCTTGCTTGAACTTGTCGTGTTCTTGACTTGAACAGTCACGGTCAATGTAGTTGCAATATTTCCAATACCAGCATTGATGATGATACTATATGTGGTACTTACTACTTGTATCTCGGCAACCTTAGTATTAGGCAAAGTGAAATAGCCAGCAGCCTTATCTGCGTCCAGTCTGCCAAGCTTTACAGTAGACAAGAAGGGATAGACATTATATGTGTTTACTGGCAATCCTCCAACTGGTACTTGTACCAGCATTGTCCCCGGACTGTCAGCAGTCAGTCGTTGCGACCTTGTTCCTCCTTTCTGAACCATATATACACCAAAGTACATATCCCCTAATGTATAAGTCACACCCTGCCATACCAATCCACCTATATCACTTAACGATAGACTTTCTCCCGTTGAAGATGATGGATTATAAGCTACTGTGGCAAAAAAGGTGCTGCCACTTAGATTATCTACTTGCTTTGGAACTGTAAACGAGTGAATTGGCGCCATTGCTTCCGGCATATACCCTTCAAAGTCAAGAAGCCGGAAAGGTGCATTGCTTCCTCCTTGTGGCGGTGAATACTTATATCCATTTGCTCCGTCAGAAGTCATTTTACTTACTATATCCTTATAAGTACCAGCCTGCGCACCGCTTGTATCAATACCACAATTCCCATTACTACTTTTCCACCAATTTGAGTTTGTAAGATTGATATTTTCTGATGGGTATATTACGGGCTTATACTTTGCCCACATATTTGTTTTACCATGAGTATTCTTGCACAAATAACCTAAGTCATTACTTGATACACCCAATGCTGTGCGGACATCATCAATACTGACGGGTGCTACGATTTTCCCACTTGATATTGGCATAAATAAACTATTTAGTTCTAAGAGAACTTGGTAAGAAACATGGCTTTGTGCTACCCGTAGCAGCATTGAAGCCGTTAACAACTCTCATTTTCTTTTTCATATCATTCTTCATAATACATTGTATCTTAAACTTTTACACAAAGGTAAACATAATTATCCACAAATGCAAGTTACCAAGTTCTCTTAGAACTAAATACTTGCGATATGTCAAATAGTGGAGGTAAAATAACTGCGCCAGTCAATATAGCTACTGATATACCAGCCGTTCTTGGTATAAGTAGTACAGACTTAGGAACTCAATGTATATCAGATAAGGTTAATATATGGGCAGAAAGACATCCAATGGTGCATGATAGTGTAACAGAGTTAAGCGAAGCTCAAATTAAAGCTATACATTATGGATTTGAAAATGCCACAGCAATATCACCAACAGTAGATAATCTGATGGCTGCCTCCATATATTACAAGCAGCCAAGCGGAAGTAAAGGCATTTATAGAGCTACTGATTTTAATGGGTATTATCATGGAGCTAATCCTATATTCTCATTTACATTACCAAGTAGTGCTTCACCGGACGCAGCTATCATCATAAATGTAAATGCACTATTATTTGAAACAAGTACATCGGGACAACTAAGCATTGATAAGATGCTAAACAATAGTAAGCAGAATCAGTTAGCTATTGCAATATGTAGTATAAGTAAGAAAAAGGCATACTATAAGATATTTGGTAGAAGTTTTACTGGCGGCAAAATACCGTTATTCTTAGTTGATAATAGCATTGATTGGGAAGGTAAAATGAGTAAAGATATTGCAATAGTATTATTTATTACTGATGGTGTATTTGCAAGCGATAGACTTAAATGGAAAGAATCGTTAGATACTAATATGAAAGCATATCGAGGCATATCGAGTACAAGAAGAAATTCTGCACCAATTTTAGCTCGATATACCTTATCCCAATTTCCAATACAAGGTTATTTGCAGTATTCTGTAGTTGGGAGTACAACCCCAAGAGTTAATGATAACTCAACCAGTTATTATCAATATCGTTTTACTATACATGACAAAGCGGCAGCAGGATTAGCAGCATTAAAGAACTTTAGTGTATCACTTGAAACTATTAACTATAGTGGCAATTTTAGAATAGACCAATATGAATTTGGGAAAGGAATGGCAAGCATTGTTTCTGGACCAGATAGTAACAATAACTATGTAGTGTCTATTCCATGTATGACATCGGGAGGAAAAAACAATGTGGGTAAAATAGCCTATACAAATTGCTATATTTATAATACTAAAACGGGAAGTGGGGCTGGAAAGCTCTTGGAGATTACATTAGTTGGTTCAACATAATGTTTATATCAATAAGTTTTCGTATATTTGCAGTGGATTGAGCGCATTTCAATTTCAATGGTATATTCCCCATATTGAAAAAGATTTTAAGTTCCGAGATGCTTAGTCCTGAGATGCGTTCGTCCGCTTTAAAAAACAGAGTTGTTGCCGCAACTCTGTTTATCTTGACTTTATATTTAAAAAGCATCTGCTGCGAAGTAGGTGCTTTCTCATTCCAATATTATCAAGTTGTCATTAGCATCTATCTGAATCCCAACAAACTTCATTTGGGGCAAGGAAATTATTCCAAGTATTTCAAGTCCCGTCTCCCTCTTGATACTTGAACGCACTCCAGATATATCGGCAATAAGAAATTGAGAGATGTCTTTCCCTTCAAAATTCGCAAAAGTATTACAGTAGTAAACATCATTCATTTCTCCTCCAGCACCAACTATCGTACCGGGAAACCTACGTCCTTTGAGAAGTCCGTACTTCTTAACTTTGTCCTCTGCAATTAAAGCAACACTTGCTCCCGTATCTATCAAGAAATAGGCTGGCTTACTATTTACTGTACATTCAATGATAAGCCTCTTGTCGGAAAGTGATTTAATCTGTTTCATAGGATGGTATTTTTAACGATTAAAGATAAGTATTCTCGTCTACACGGTGCATCTTCAAAGTACCCATAATATAGTTCCGACCAGTAGGACGATTAACTATTATAGTTGTAGGTTCGTAAGAATCCAAACATACAAACTTGCTCTCTGCACCAGCATATTCAGATTTGATAGTCACTTGGTGACTCGTCATATAACTAATGAAGTTCTTGTGAACCGCACGGACATCAACTGTACTATCATGGAAATCGTCTATGATAAACGAAATCTCTACATCGGGATTTTTGTAGCACACTTTATCCGGTACAAAGACATCCTCCTTGTTGCTGTTAATCCAAGAAGCCGTATAGATATTCTTGGGTTCTCCTTGTGCAAGAAAGCCGTCCATCTTCAATATACGAAGACCTTTCCATTTGACTGTAAAGTCAGTATAGTTTTCGATACCAGCTTTTACGAAATATATGTTTGCTCCTATCATTACAGTCTTAAATCTTTAGTGAACATCTTTACTTTACCATCATTCTCTAAAACCTTCACTTCACATTTGGGAGAATACATATAGACTACAACATTACTGTGTACGTCTACATAGTCAATAGTTAAAACACTTTCATCAAACAGATAAATACGTATGGTGTTAAATCCGTCCAATTCCAAGTGAACATTAGACTTATTGGATATATATATAGTTGGGCATTTAGTTTCTTGTACCGATATGCGGCTATCACATTGGACGAAGTGAGAAACGTCCTCTTTTAAGGTTATATAATCGTGATTATCTACCCACATAGAGTAAGTATAACCATCAACTCCATCAACATCATTAAAGGTGTGCTTTCCGTTTATATAGTCAGCAAACTCCCTTTTTAAAAAGTCAACGGACATTCCCCAGCCTTCATACATTGAAGTTGCCATATATGGAATACTCTGTTGCTGCAAGGCAAGCTGCATCAGCTTCTCTCTATCCTCCTTGCAGGCTTTCCACTCCTTATTGTACTCGCTGCACAAGTCCCGTAACAAAGAGTTCTTGTAAAAGTATAGTAAGTTATGCTCCATCATTCTTCTTCTTTAAATAAAGAGACAATAAAATCTCGTCCAGCACCCGTCCATCTCCTATCGTAGATAATACGTCCGTTATCCAATACCGTTTGCTTTACAGAAGTATAACCTAAGTCAGCATACTTGGCATATAATAGCCATGTGCCGTTTTGCTTAAACTGAACTTCCATCTTAGCTAACCGATTGTTAAGTTCTATTGCAGACCTCAAACCAACTTCCTTTGCAATCTCGCCAGCAGTATAGGTTTTAGAATCATGTACCAGCCGTTTTACATTGTCTTGTGCCTCCTTAGCTTCAAGTAACGCTTGCTGTTTTGCTTCATACTCCAAAGCCCATGCTCTTGCGGCTTCTGCCGGATTATTAAAGTTAGGCAATGTGATACCAGAAATAGCTTTCTTTTCACATTCAAGAAAGTAGTTTCTATAATCATAGCTAAATGGAGTTCTTGCCATCATTGCAATATGTTTTGCAAAGTCTATTGTGATAGCATAATCCTTAGTTTCATTACCGTTCGTCATTGTGACGAACCCTATCCAATCCTCATTTTCTTTAAAGAAATTATCTTCAACTATGTTTTGAGTTGCCCATCTCGACCAATTAGATTTATCTAATCCAAGTCCAATGTATAACTCTCTTGCTGAAACTACTTGCTTTCCTTCTCTTTCTGAAATTTTAATTAGCTCTTTCATATTTACGATGTTTATACGGTATTAATAATAGTGAGGGAGAAGTGCACCGTAACCACTTTCAACAAAGGAGCGACCTTTATCTATCTCCCTCACTACAAATATACTAATTAATCGGGTAATATCCTAACATTTACACCATTTCCTGCGGCAGTAGAAATATTTACCGTCCAAACTTGAATAGCTTGAAGTATCTGATAACTACTTCGCATTTGAAGCAACATCTGCGACATCGTGCCTGCATTGACATTAGTCATATCCCATATACCCTGCATGATAGTAGTTTGCTGGAATACTTGCTGGCTTACCATATTCATATAGGCTTCTAATGCTTCTGCTTGGGATTCAGTGATATTTTGTATTCCTTTCTGCAACGAAGAGAGGGCTGCGTCTTTCACTCCACTACCGAACTCTATACCAAGCTGGCCCATCAAGTTCTTTAAGTCCTCGTTTATCAAAGGAATTAGCTCTTTACCCAAGTCAGCTATCTGTTTGGCTTCTTCGGTGGTGATACCTACACCGCCAGCAGAGTTTTCTTCGGTAAATCTCTGAACCATAGCAAACATACTCTTCAACCGTTGTCCGACAATCTCAGAAGCAAGCGACTTGACAATCATATTTGTTATTAAATCATCAAAGCTTTCTTCCAAGTTTGCCATTGTATCAGTTCCTTCCTTCCAAGCTGAAATCCAAGAATCGGCAAAGCTTTCTGCGGCAGACTTCACATCTGTACCGAGCAAATTATTTACTATTTCGGTAGTAGCATCATCAATGGCATTCTGTAAGTCGGTAACTTGACCCTCTAATTCTATGATTTTGTCTTGGTCGCGGTTTTTCTTCTTCCGGCTCTTTTCAAGTTGAAGCTGACGTTGAACTTCTGCAAGCTGTGCCTTCTGATTTGCAATAGCTGCCTTCTGCGCTGAAATTTCAGCTTTACCCATCGACTTATCAACAGCACGTTCAAGATTCTTATAAGCGTTCTCTAATTGCTTAACTCTTCTCTCACTCTTTTCAACCTCTCTTGTAATTTTCTTGTTCCCGGCATTGAATATGGCTGATACTCCTTTCCAGATACCACCAACAGCCTTTATACCACCGCTAATAAAATTGCCCGACATTATATCTTTAACTCCATCAGCAGCTTGGGCAACTCCTTGTATAGTTTCTCCTACTGTTGAGATAGTATCAGTGACACCTTCCGAAAATCCCATCTGCTCAAATATATTCCCTACAGAACTTACCATCATTCCAAGTTCTTCTATATTAGCTAATAAGTCTTTAAAAGGATTTTCGCTTTCTTTCAGCTTATCTTTTAAGTTTTTAACTTGGTTGGCAAGAGCAGCAAATGGGTTACGAGAATTTACTTCGGTCTTTAAAGCCTTAATCCGTGCTAATAGTTCTTTGTATTGGTCTATTGGCATATTAGCTTTATTAGCCTCTGCAAACTTAGTTATCTCGTCAATCATTTGATTTAAAGAGATAGTACCTATAATACTTAAGTCTTGAAACGACTTCTCCCAAGCATTGGAAGTATTCTTCCATTCCTCAAAAGCTATCTTAGTCTTTTCTTGTTCCGCACCAGTATCAACAGCAAGAGAGAGCTTTGGGGCTTTCTCGTTTATAAAGTTTTGTATTTCTTCAATCTCACTTTCTATCTCTGCTCTTACATTGGGGCTTTCGGTCACAGACAACTGCAATTCCAGCTTTGCCAAATCAGAAGTTGCCTCAGTAACTCTATTGGAGATAGAAGCTTGGTCTTCCAAACGTTTTCTTTCGACCTCTGCTATCTTATCCTCCATTTCAGCGTACTTGTCTGCAATAGACTGGAAGTTCTTGAAATCATCCAATGCAGCTTTCTTGATAGTATCGCTTAATCTTTTCTGAATATCTTCAATAGCCTTTGAAGCATCACTCTCACTCTTAACCATAGTGTCAAGAGAACTTTGCCAACTCTTAACCCTTTCATCATTAGGATTCTTATTGATTAAATCCTGCAATGTTTCTTGTTCTTCTTGGAAGGATGAAACCTTTTCCCTCAAACTATTCAATGTAGCATTAACATCAGCTTCTAACTGTTCAAGTGAAACGGGGTCATACTCAAACAAACCAGCGAACAGTGAACCGAACTGCCCAGCATTCTCTATATCCAATTCAAGCTCATAGCCTTGAAACATTCCCTCAATCTTGCGTTTTGCCAAAGCAACACTTGCAGAGTTTATAGAGATAGAATATTCAATCTCACTTTGTGCTTTCTTCCCAGCAACCAACGGTTTAGCTTCTGGCGATTTGAGGGTTTCAGCTATCTTATTATAAAACTTTGGAGCGCTACCTTTATCAAAGGTAATCAAGTCGTTAATATCAACACTAACACCTTTAAAAGCATTGTTGAATAAGTCTTGGTAAGCTTCCTTTACCTTTTCAGCAGCATAGGTTATATTGCCAGTGTCTTTCACAAGCTGTAAGAACTTCTTTTGAATATCATCTACCAGCTTAATCTGTTGCTTCAATAAATCCATTTCCTCCTTCTTCGCCTTGTTCATCTCCTTTTGAGTGCTAAGGTCGAGATTCAACGCAGCGGCAATTTGTCTTGCAACTTTCAAACGGTTGGCGATATATTCTTTTTCTTCGGGACTTGCAGTAAGACCTTTAGATATTTCTTCTTGTCGTGCAGTAAGCGACCTATATTCCTTTTTCAATCGGTCTATATAACTCCAAATATCTTCGTCTTGCTTAACGGCAAAGCCTGCACCAGCACCACCGCCAGCTTTCTGAACAATAGAATTAACATTCTTCTGCCAGTCTTTTAACTCTACATTATACTTTTGAAGTTGTTCAGTTATCTGGTCGTACATATAAGTATTGCCAAGCTTCTTATATGCAGCTTGAAGTTCGATAAGTCTTAGCTTCTCGTTCTTCTGATTTTGTTCCAGCTTCTTATATTTCTCATTGATATTATCTATTGCTTGACCTTCTATTACACTGGAATAAGTTGGTCTATTGCTGATAATATCACTGGCTTCACGAACTTCTTGAATAGCCTTCTTTTGCTCTGTAATCGCCTTACCTAACTTGTCAATGCTTCCGGATGAACCAAATAAAGACTGAACAACTGGATTAAGCTTTTCCATTTCAGCAGTAGAACCGCCAAGATACTTCTTAGAGATAGAGTAGAATCTTGCCATATAAGTTTCACCTTTGGAAAGTCCTTTATCCAAACTTGCAACAAAGTTTCGGGTAATCTCTTGTGCATTTACTTTAGAGATACCTCCTTCTGTCATTTTCTCTATAATATTGGCAATAGCATCTTGTTGTTGTTCAGAGTACTTTTCTGTTATTACTTGATAACTCTTTTCAAGAGCTTGTGACTTTGCTTTATTATAAATAGCATCTACAACTTTATTGTAATTTTTAGCAAGTTCAGAAGCATAGTTAATCTCAGTCAACATATTGGGGAGATATGAACCATAGGTATTGTTTATCTCCTTCAAAGCATCGCTAAAATTTCTACTTCCTTTTTCCGATTCATTCAACTTCTTTACTAAAGCGTCAAAATCAGAAGTCATTTGCTGTGCATTTATAAGACCGCCAGCAGTAATACTTTCCAGTTCTTTTCTAAACTTAGTAGCATTTGTATATGCTTGATAAATGACAACTCCCAAAGTAGCTAATCCAGCAGCTACTATAGCATAAGGATTTTTTGCAACAGCAACAAGTGTACTATTTAATTTTTCAGTTGATTTATTGGCAATCTCTGTTGCTTTCGCCTTATCTCTCAATGCAGCCTTCACTATTTTCAAATATTCAGCGTACTTCTGCAAGTTTATATTAGCAGCAAGTTGTACAACGGCAGTTCCCAGTTGAACTGTTTTATAGAACCCTAAAGCAGCAGCGACAACAGTCAATATATTAGCTACACTTCGCCAATTCTCAAACAGACTTCTTACAAGAGATATGCTTCCGGTTAACATGCCTTGATTCTCCTTACCAATCTCATTTAGCATGAAGTCATAAGCATCGGTTAAGTTAGATAACTGTCCTGCTAAAGTTTCAGCTTGCTTTGCTTGGAAGTCATAGAACATACCGCCTTCATCTGTATAACGATTTAAAACTTTCATTACATCAGTAAAGGAAACCATCTTATTAGACATTCTATCCATGACATCACCTACTGAAACAATTCTTTCTTCTTGTTCAGTGTACATCTTAGCAAGCTCTGTAGTTATAGAAAGACCAGCATTAGCAAAGTCACGAGCATCCCTTGCTGTAAGTACAGTCTGTGCCCTAATCTGACCTAAGTTGTAAGTCAAACGTTCCATTGGTACACCAAGAGCGGCACTAATATCTGCAATACGTTTTGAAACATCTACAAGTTCTTCTGCTTCAAAGTTATAGGCAGCAAGCATTTTTGTTGTACTTGCCAAGTCTATTACGGTAAATGGAGATTTAAGAGCTAAAGTCTGTTGTTCCCGAAATATCTGAGAACCTTTTTCAAAGTCACCAAGTACAGCACCAATCGAACGTTCAAGTAATTCATACTGACCTCTAACGTCCATAAGACTTTTTGCAAAGCCAGTTAACGCTCCTAATCCAGTATAGAACAGAACTCTTTTACCTAAGTTCTTAAATGATTCAGCTAAACTGTTATTTGCCTTTTGAAGCTGAACACCAGAAGAGATAGCATCAGCATTTGCTTTTTTCAAACTTGCCATTTCCTTATTTACAGTAGCAAGTTTTGCAGCATAATTAGCATCATCTGTGGAGAGATTACGTTGTACAATCTGCAAGGCTTTCAGCTTTTCAATTCTTTCTTGGATTGACTTATTGCCCATAGCCATAGCCTTTTCGTAGCTTTGACCTCCTTGTGATATTCTACTCTTCTCCTCCTCTCTTGCTGTTCTTGCTGCTAAGTTGGCAGTCTGCTGCCGGAGCAATATTTCTCTTTGAAGCAGCTTCTCCCTTTGAGCAACATGAACATTAATCCTTGCCTCTTGCACATCAGTTTTTACAGTAGCCAATTGCTCCATATTATTCTTAATACGGGTAGTGTTCCCTTGTATCTTAGAGAATACTTCTCGTAAATTATTGGCGACTTGCAAGGCTTGGTTCATAGAATTAACGTCTACAGATACATTCGTAGTAGCATCTTGCGTGGCAGCAGTATTACCTTGTGCAATATTAGTTGCCCCCAAACTTTTAAGCTTGGCTTCCAACTCGGAAATCTTTGTTTCCAAAGGACGGATTTGTTGGTTAAAGCCATCAACTAAGCCCTTACCAATATTCTTACCCAATTGGTCGGCAAAGCCCTCCACACTCGCCAACTTACCTTCCAACTTGTTGGTGAAATCCTCCAGACGCTTTTCCGTCTTCTTTAGAGTTTCATCAATGCTTGATAACAAGTCCTTATCAGACATTGAAGCACTAATAACTACATCTTTATTGTCTGCCATCGCTGCTACTTTTTACTTGATTTTTGGTATGGTATCTAACACACTACGTTTAGGTGCTTGCAACTCACTTCTATCACTTTTACGTCGTTTCCAAAACTTCTCCCATATCTCCTTGTCTTTGCCACGCAAATACTTAATATGGGTACTGTCTACTGTCAAGAAAAGAACTTGCGCCATAGACAATCTATAAAGATAATCGTCATACGTAAACTGCGGAAAGCTACGTATGAAATCACCTAAATCTCCGATTTGGCTTGCCGCCATAATGTTAATTGTTCCGCTACCTTCTTCCTCATATTCGTCTGCGAAACCATAAGAGCCTTCCCCGATATGAGCACCGTAAAAACCGGTGATAAGTCGATGCTGTTAATTGCCTCAATAATGATTGCCGCCCATTGAGCAGGCTCAAATACGGAGTTGAGAATACGAGCCTTCATAAAAGCTATCAGTTTGTCATTTCTGCTCATAACTTCTATCGCACTCGCATAATCGGTTATATCATCTGGTGAGAAGAGGTGATTAACAAGAATGATTGCTACAATCTCGGAACTTACATCCAAGTCTGTACATAGAGCGTACATCATGCTCTTATCATCCTTAATATCCTCTTCCTTTTGTAATTTCAACGCTAATTGGAAAATACGCTGGTATGAGTATGCCCTCAACCGATGCACCTTATACTGCTTATCTCCTAACTTGACAAGCGTAGGATTGTCAGTCATAATCTCTGATATTTCCCTCTTTAGCTCGTCCGGTATAATCAAATCCTTTTCTTCCATTGTCATTTGTGCATTAAAGAAAAAAGGGCAGCAGCAAACAAGCCACTGCCCTTTCTCTTGATTTATAATGGGTCTTAGCCTCCACCAGGTTCAGCCATCTTCATCTCGACCGTCTTGCCATCATCATCAACCAAAGCAGTGATAGCAATGTGCAGTTTCAACGGAGCAGTTTTCAAATCAGTACCGTCCCAATTGGTAACAATCTTACCTTTGTAAATAACAATGTAGTCAATACCATTGTAGAACTCTAACTTGAACTGCTTGTAAACGTTGGTGAATGAAGAAGGCATTGTGTACATGCCAGTAGAAGAGGTAAACTTACCGCCTTCCATAGCGGCAATCTCTTCCGGTTTGTACTTAACCAAGTCAAATTCAATCTTGTAAGAACCAAGTGTACCCACGCTATCAAGCGGAGTCTCATAGAACTCACCGTTAATAGCACTTTCACTTGCGGCTTCTTGACTGATAGACAGACCTTCCAATACACCCATAAGAGGAGTATAAGGGCCTTCTGCACCAGCCCCGACTTCCGCATAGCCTAAAGACTTACATTTGTAAGTCAACAAATCTTGTGTAGCCATCTCGTCTAATTATTAAATTATTATTTATATTGAGGCGCTTATATCCAAGCTTACACTTGAATAATTTGACGTTTCATCGAGCCGCTACTTCTTAGGGAGCTTGTGCTCCGGTCGTCCATAGTTGGGTTCTCACCGTCCAATCCCCGATGCGCCATCGGTTGGGTTAATTTTTACTTTATTAGTACCATAAATGATTTAATATACATGAAGAACAGATTGTCGCTCTCATTATATATATCATCAGTTGACAATATACCATCAGTTGATATGTCGTATTTCTCTCCGGCTTTCTCAACTTCTGCATTCACAATATCGGATATGCTTGTTTCATACTTTTCCAGCAAGGTGGTATCAAGCCGACCTCTTGTCTTGGGAGGAATATACATCTCAACTGTCACGCGAACGCTCGCAAAAGCATTCAAGTTGAACTGGCTCTTATCCTTAATTTCTCCCAGACGGATAACCATGAAACCGCCAGCGTTTATCTCCTCTTCCAGCTTGGTAGGCATTTCCATCGGATAGATGTACTTTGTAACCTTATCTATGAAGAGAGAGTAAACATATTGGTATATCGGCATTCGCCTTGCATCTATTACGCTCATATCCCTATTGTTTTAACGGTTGCCTTCCCTGCAAAATCTTCCTTAATATCGTCATATATGGTTGATAACACCTCAAACCTTCGTCTTGGATTTCCAGTATTTCCTCCTTCCAATATAGGAGCATAAGGCACTGTTGCTGCCAGCACCAAATCCCATCCTATATAAGTGGCAGGAGTATAGTTTGCCAAGAACTCGTCAGCAAGCTTTCTTCCATCTATCAGCTTGCCATGATACTTTGAGTTTTTAGTTGCCATCTGATACGGATACAAGTAGCCGCTCCCCTTCAAATTGCCTTGATAGAACACAGCCCAAATATAACTATCAGCCAAGTTGTAAGTCTGGTCGGTAAATCCGCTTTCAGAATATGCTTTCTTCAACAATTCGGGTGCATAGGCTATTAGTCGCTGGGTTTGCTCGCCAGCAAGTCTGTCAAACAGTTCTTGCCGAACCCTTTTCAAACCACTCAAATCAACTTTTACTTTTATCGCCATCCACCTTTTCTATTTGCATATATAGTTATAGCACCTAACATCGAAGGTATGCTGTTATCAACTTGCATCTTAATTTGCTCTCCCATAACATCACATTCTATCCAGTCTTCATTACGTACTGGATTAATATACTTCCCGTCCTCTCCTTTTATCAAAGGAATAGAAACAACGTAGTCGCTTGTTTGAGCGGTCGAACCGGATTCAGCAACAGAAAGATTCACGTCCATTACTCCTTCGTAGACGGTATCTTCTTCATCGTCGCCCATAGAACTTTCGATGATTCTGTATATACGTCCCGAAAAAGGAAATTCTTCTATGTCACTGAATGAAATCATATCACATCTATAATTTTCAAGAGTTTAATCTTTGGACGAGCAGAGATAAGAACCTCGTAATTAGGGTCATTGTATCTCTTATATATGCCCAAAGCATAACTTATTTTATTACTCTGATAGATGTCCGTCTCTGACCCAACTGTACGCTGGAAGTTATTATGAGAGGCAGATTGAGATGCTGTACTTGAAGGGCTTAACAACACTGCGGTAAATATTATATCGGCAGTCATTAAATCCTTTTGTTCTTGGGTCAACGTCATAGCATCCTCGTTTACATCTGTGATGCCGCGGTCAAGAGCAATTCTCATAAATGTATTCTCCTCAAACGAATACCGACAAGATGAAGAAAGCCATTCAAGTATAGTCATATATAACCCTCCAAGTTTAAGAACCAGCAGACGTAGTATCAACAACAATGTGTTCCATAAACTCGGTCAGCACTGGCATATAACGACCGATAGCATCAGTATGATATGCCTTGTAGATACCGTTAGGAACTACCTTGTTGATAATATAAATCAAGTCATTCTGTGCAGAAGCGATTGAATAGTCAATCGTCTTGTTTGCTTCACGCTGCAACAAGATAACATCGGCAACATCAGAATGAACAACCTTACCAGCAAAGCCAATAGGACGCAGAACTGCTACACCTTGTTTCCAGCCTTGTACAGTCTTAATCGTCTTGATGTCTTGTACCACTTGTTCCTCTTTCACAATGCGGATAGGAGAAATCTTAGATACAGAAGAACGAGAATACTGAATAAGCTGCTCCCAAGAAATGATGTTAGTATCAATGCCGGAAGTACCATTAGTAACAACAATAACTTTATCGGGCGCATACAAGCGAATCCAACGGTTAACTTCTTCCTTGAAGTATTTGTTGTTCAGCAAGTGAGTGATAACCATGTCATACGGCAAATCCCATTCCATTGTACCAGTAAATCCAGTACGGTCACGGAAATCTTTCTCAATCTTTGCCATTTGTTCCGGAATGTTAGCTTCTGCGTTCGTCCATACTTCCTTACCAGCCTTAACAAAGTTTTCAGCAGGGACATACTTCGGGAACTCATGTACGACACCGGACATACCACGAGAATCAGCATTGCTGTACTGACCTCCCTTAGACAAAGCTTGTGCGGCAATGTTAGAAAGACGGTAGTTGTGTGTCTTAATCAAGTCAGCAACACCACGTACATAACCTTCCAACAAAGTAGCATTAGCTTCACCAAGTTCATTCAAGCGTGCTTTCAATTCCTCTTTTGAAAGAGAAGTTTCAAACAAGCCTTTACCGAACTGAGGGATAGTACCAGTTCTCTGTTCCCAGCCTTCGTTATCCATCTGAGCAACTTCACTCAACGGTGTCATTGCATCAGCCATCGGAACGGGGCGGCGAGTAACATTATAGATAGTATAAGCAGGGTCAAGCTTCGGGCGGCTCATGTCAATAGGGTACTTGCCACCATCAACAGTAAAGTGTTCCTGCCAGAAGAACTGGTTTGCATCCATGACGATTTTCTCGTCAATGAGCGTCTGAATAAATGCGCTCGTACCGTCAGAGTTTACCAAACCTCTTTGATAAAGCTGGGTTACTAACTCGTCCGGATTAAATTTATATTTATATGCGTTTGCCATAATTCTACTCCTTTCCTTTAGATTTCAAATACACCTTCGATGTAGTTGCGGTTCTTAGCCAATACATACTTCGGAAGCGGTTGCATACGTTCAACAAATGCGCGCTTGCCATAAACAGTGTTGATGTTGTGCTGAACATCAGTAGCTCCCCAGCGACCATCAGTCGGAGCGAACTGTGTATCTACTTCGATGAAGGTATTCGGGTTTTTAACCAACACAGTAGCGTCGGCAGCAGCAGCAGTTGCAACATCACCCTTGCTATCAGCAGCTTCAACCAAAATATCATCAGTAGTCAGAGCACCGATTGCAGTGTCAACAGTAAGAATAAACTGCTTGTCCTCTTCATCGAACTCAACAGATGTAACCTTACCAGACTGCCCCGTAGTTTCAACTGTATCGGGAGCTTTCATAAGTACATTGCCTACTTCGGGAATGTGAGAATAGCCAGAACCATCTACATATAAAGTAGTGTCTGTACCAGCAGTCGTAGCCTTTGCCACCTTAAACGTTTTCAGAAGGAAACCCGGTTTCCACAATCTGTATTCGTACAAGTCAGCCGCAAAAGCATAGCCAAAACCCTTATACGGGTTTGCAATGGTAGAGCCATAGAGAACATTGGAACGTTCCTCGTGATTGGCGTCCTTCCACCATACGAACTTGCCACCTCTAAATTGTTTAGCGGAAGCAAAAAAGGTTTCTAAATTAAATTGTGCCATTTTCTTTTGTTATTTAAAGTTTGACGGGTTTTATGGCAGCAAGGTAGTCTTCCATTGTTGTTTTCTTTCCGTCCGGAGATAATGGTGTAATATCACCAATAGAGCTTCTGAATATATCTTGATAATCTTTCAGCAGTCTTTCTGCCTCGGCATTAACATCAGCATCAATTGCGATATTCTGCTTACCAAGATAGTTACGAAAAGATTCATGTAAATCTTCCCTCACCTTAGACTTGGCTGTATCGTATATCTGATTGCGAACAGACTTCGTTTTCTCTTGCAATTCAAACTTTTCCAGCCTATCAAGTTTCTCTTTGTACTCGGCAGGCAACTCAAATTTCGGAGGCTCTTGATTGCCTTCTCCACCATCATTACCTTTTTCAGCCTTTTTCTTCCATTCTTCAATCTGAGATTTATATTCAGCTTCCTTAGCTTCAAATCTCTTAGTCGCTTCTGAGAATGCGTTCTTTCTTGCATGTCCGCTACTTTCAACCGAAATATTCAATGCGGCTACTAAGCCAGCATCTTCAATCGGAGCATCCTTGTAAGCTTCTGCAAATTTCTCAGAGAACTTATCTCTGAATGTTTCACTCAAATCAAAATTACGTTCTTCGCAAATCTGATTAACTTTAGATAAAACTTCTTCTTTTTGTGCCATTGTTCGTCAATGATTTTATTATTTTGAACAAAAATAAATAGCTTTTTCATTACTCATACTGTGGTTATCGAAAAAGTAGCATATTTATTTTAAGGTATGTAGCTTGTTTTTCGATAAGTGGCACATATCGAAGCTTAGATTGCGTATTTTTGTAGAAAAATAAAGAACCATTATGAGCGAGAAAATACAGAAAGACAAAATTGTTAGTCCATTGCCGGGTTGCCAATATGAAGCCATCCGAAGCAATGCTGACTATGTTGTACTTACTGGTTCCGGTGGCGGTGGAAAAAGTTTTACATTAGGTTATGCTCCAATTTCATATCTATATGAAAACCAAGGAGCAAAAGCTGTATGGTTCATGCGTAATGTTGGCGACTTTTTTGACGCTGGTAAAGTAGTGGATGGTCTTAAAGAAATATATCCGCTTATTGATAGACGTTTCAGAATACAACCAAGAGAACCTATTGGAGAAGTCATTAAGGTTCAAGACGATATGGGTGTGAAGTTTTTCAATAGCTCTGAAATTAAATTCCAGCAGTTAAATAATGAAAGTCCTACTGTAATAGATAAGATATTCAAAGGATTACAATTCAAGAAGGCTATCTTTGAGGAATGCAATAAATTTGAATGGAGGACTATTTCTACTTGTCAAACCCGTCTGCGTGCAAACACTAAGGGTAAAGCTCAAATATATCTTGCTCAAAATCCGGAACGTGAATGCTTCATACGTAAGCTATGTGGCTGTGGCAAGAATGGTGGTGGATGGATTGGAGATGATGGAAAACCCATTAAAGAAATGAATGGAGTTGTTCGGTTCTTCCACATTGTAAAGGGTAACTTGGATGAAGTCTATTGGGGAAATACTAAGGAAGAGGTTTATTCTAAATGCAAAGACATTATAGATAACCTTTTGCAGATTGACCCGGATATGTCTTATGAGGACTTTATTATGAGCATGGTATTCTTTACTTTTGATGTGAGGGATAACCAAGCTATGCTTAAAGCAAACAAAGGTTATCGCGCTATGGCTGCAACATCTGTGCTTGCAGATTCAATGTATGAACCTAATTGGAATTTCTCTATACAAGACGAAAAAGAAGAAGAAGAAGAAGATAATCTTTCCGAAGTGACAGAGGATGATATTCTCAATATGTTTACTCATGTTTCTCCATGTAAATGCAAGAAGGAGCGTATTACCGTGGATATGGCAACTACTGGGGAGGATAACTTTGTAATGAAGCATTGGGTAGGTTTCCATTGTGACGATATACAATATTGCATGAAAAACTCCAATCTTGAAGCTGTAAAGATGATTAAGCAGTTTATGGTTAAGCATGGATTGACTGATAAAGAGCTAATCATTGATGTGCAAGGTAACGGTTTCTTAAAAGAGATTTTCAATCTTGTATCAGCAAATGGTGGAGGTGTCGCATTCTCCGGAGCGATTGCCGCAACTGCTAAGGGAAAGAAACTGTATGAAAGGTTTAAAGATGAAGCTGCACACCTTGCTACCCAAATGATAAAGGCTGGATTGATAACCTATGACAGACAGCTTGCTAAAATGAGATATACACATCAGAAGCTAAAGCGTGAAGGCTCTACTACTGTCTTAAAGCAAATGCAATTTGAGAGTAGAATATTCAAATTTAAACGCTTGCCTTCGGGAAGAATACAGTTTGAAGGAAAGAAGGAACAACATGCTCTGATAAAAGGCTTTTCTCCCGACCTTACAGACAACATCATTATGCTTTGTGGGGGATTGTGTTATGACTGTTATAGGGAATTGGCTGGTGCTACTGGTGGAGAATTAAGAAGGAAATTATCTCTTGAAGATATAATGAACCAAGTAAATGGTACTGCACAACCAACAAGGGAAAGAGGAAAGATTACTAATTCAGATAAGATATTGAAAATTTTAAGCAGCATTTAAAATGATAACGAGAAAAAACATTGATTGGTATTTGTCAGAACCAACGCGGCTGTTGTTGAAGAAGCCTTTTACAAGAGGTGGGAAATTTCAGTCGTGCAAAACTTATATTGGTGATGTTACACTTAACCAAAAAACAACTGCACAGTTGAGCGACTTGACATTGCAAGAGGTTTCACAAGACCTCTATCTGAGAGAGTACGACCCTTCTCTACACAATATAAAGTATAATAATTCAATTCCTAAGATTGCGGTCAGAGTTGGAGATACTGATATAGTAATAGATGAACTTGTGCTGACAGTTTCTTTGCAAAAGAATATTCATGCGGCACATGTGCTTCATCTTACTGCTAATCCTATTTCTTTTACTCTCTGTAATATAGAGAAGAACGATACCATCAGTAAGAAGTTTCAGAACTTCAAGCTGGAATGGAACATGAGGAATATGGAGCAAATCAAGTACGAACTAATATCCAAGCAGAAGAAGGTTGGCGATGCTGGCGTACTATTCAAATTTGACCCTATAAAGAAAAAGGGAACAGTTAAAGTCTATTCCTATGATGATGGATATTCTGTCATACCCAACTACAATGAATATGGAGAAGAAATTTCACGCTCCTTATTTTATAAGATAGATGATTTGACAGAAGTCATTGATACATTCGATGATAAGTACCTTTATCGTTCAATACGAAGCAAAGAAGGAGAGCCTACCAATAATGGATGGGTTACTGAGAGGATTCTCCACGGATTCAGCCGTAATCCTCTTGTCTACCATAGAGGCAAGGTAGCTTGGGAATATTCTCAAAGTATAATTGAGATAATTGAATTGCTTACAAATATACATGCTGTGACATTAAAGCGGTTTGGTACTTGGGGATTAGTCTTAAAAGGGGAAATGAATGAAGACAGTTTCAAGCGAGATAACGGCACATTAGTTATCAATCTCCCGGCAGACGAAGGTTCAAGCTACAAGACAGAAGCAAAGACTTTGGAGTTTCCAGAGCCGGAAAGTATGATTGCTTATCTGGAATATTTGCTGGAACAAGTTTCAATCGCTTCATCTGTCAGCTTTATCACTCCAAAGGATATCACTAATACTGGAAGCGGTGGCAACGGCATTGCATTGTCTATGCGTAATGATATTGCACTGGCTACTCAAAGTGTTGCTGATTGGTCTGATTCTATCAATGAGATAACCTATCTCTTCCAAGAGATGTTAGGATTGGAAGAAGACCAGACGAATGCTTATACAGATTTGAAAATTAAAGCCAAACTGAATATTTGGAGCATGGAAACCAACAATACTAAGATTACCAACTTAGCTATGGAATCTAAATGGATTTCCCGACAAACATTGATTGAAGAATCTCCGTCTTCTGCACCGGATGAACTTGACCGAGTAGAAAAAGAGAAAAAGCAAGAAGAAGAAGATGCTATCAAGCAAGCTGAAAAAGCTGAACGGATAAGCAAGAACAACAATACAGAGATTATCGAAACTCCTAATAAAACTACTTACAGTAGCAACGTTTAAAATAACAATATCATGGATTGGACGCAGATTTTAGTATCAATACTTGGAGGAGGAGGTTTCTTAGGTGGAATAGTTTCACTTGTAAATATGAAACCTTCTCGCAAGAAAGCGATGGCAGAGGCTCGGACAGTTGAGATTACGAACCTTGAAAAGTCAATATCAATAATGGAGAAAAGCTACAGTAACATACAGACGTATGTGAACAAGGAAGTAACCCGTATTGAAAACGACCTTTCAGAACTGAAAAAAAAGTATGAAGAAAAAGTTATCTCTATACGGCAAGCATACATTTGCAAAGTACCAAGCGAAGAATGTCCAGTGCTGTTAAAGCAAGCAAAGTTTGATATGGCACATGAATGTGAAGAATGTAGAGGCTGTGAAAAGAATGAAAAGAAGGAGGACTGATTATGAATATAAAGAACTATTTCAATATCAAAGAGCTTGTTTGCAAGCATGTATATAACAAGTTTGGAGAAATGGCGTGGACGTTTTTTGACCCACGGCTGCTTGAAACAATGTGTGTCATACGAGAAAAGCTTGGCAAGCCTATAACTGTCAATACTTGGCATTCGGGAGGAAGTCTGACACAAAGAGGACTGCGCTGTAATGTGTGCCAATTAGTAGCTGAAAAGACCCGATTGGAAAAGGTGTATGTGTCTGCACATCTGCAAGGAACTGCGCTGGACTTTGATGTGAAGGGAATGACCGCTTTGGAAGTTCGTAATTGGATTAAGGCAAATCAGATACTTCTTCCTTATCCGGTACGCTTGGAACAAGATGTCACTTGGGTACACTTAGATGTACGTACTGATGGAAGTAATGGCAAAGTAACCTATTTCAAAGGATGAAAAAGGTTCTTCTCCTAATAATCCTTTTGCCTCTTTTGTTTTCATGCCGAACTGCAAAAGACTTGGAGAAAAATACAGAAATAAAAGAGATTATCAAAGAACGGCATGACACTTTAATGGTACACACAAGAGATAGTATCTATTTTTCTGTTATTCAAAAAGGCGATACTGTTTTTAATACTAAGTATATTGAAAAAATCAAGTACATAGACAGAACAGTCATACAGAATGATACTATATATCAAGAGAAAGAAGTCATTAAGGAGAAAGAAGTCATTAAGAAGCATGTTCCATCATGGTGCTGGTGGCTTTTACTAATTAATGCAGCAATCATAGGAATAATCGGAATTAAATACTACGTAAAATGGCGAACGAAGTAAACCCTATACTGAATATATACAATGAAGATGGCACTCCCTTCCACGACATCAGTTTGAGAAAACACACTTTCTCAACTATTGTTATGTCGTTAAATGACAAGATAGAAGGAGAGTTTTATTATAAAGACAATTCACTTTCGTTTACTCTGCAAGAATATGTAGAGTATAAAGGAATAAAGTACATTCTTAAAAATCCTCCCGTAGTTGTTAGAAAAGGAATGACTTCGGAAAACAGCGAGGCAAAGGGAATGACTAAATATAGTTGTACTTTCTACCATGAAATGATTGAATTGTACAACATTCCCTTTACTGACATTGCTATTAGTAGCAGTGAGGAAAGTTATCGCAGCGAAAAACGGACTTTCTCGTGGATTGGTACATTAAGCATGTTCGTTCAAAAAATCAACTCATGTCTTGTCGGAACTAAATGGACTTGCAAGTTACAGCCAACATTTGTAGATGATGGGACAATGAGTGATGTGTTATCATTCAGCAATCAATTTATTTCAGACGTTTGCAAGACTGCATACGAAACATGGAAAGTCCCATTTGTAGTTGATGGATATACTATTTGGTTTGGCAAGCCATCTAAGGAAATACTCGACGATGAAAACAAGCCATACATATTCAAATTCGGACAAGGTGTAGGACTGAAAAACAACGATTGCACACCAAAGAATAATAAGGTCATTACTCGTATTGCTGGATATGGTAGCAACATTAATATTCCGTATGGCTATCCTATAATTACAGATGCAGACGGAAATCGCATTGAGCACCCATATACTCGTGACACGTTAATGCCATCAGTATATGTAGAGGCAGTTAGAAATAAAGTCTTGTTTGGTTCTAAAGACCCTCTTATTGACTACTATGACGCAGATAGCAGCTATCCTACTCCTATCAATCCTCTTGCACCAGTATTCCATATCCAAGAGTTTTCCAGCATACAACCTACTATTGAAGGTATGACATACAAGGGACAAGCTATTGACTTGTTCAAAGAAGTAATAGTACCGGAAGGTGGCTGGGATGATTATATTGACCCCGAAACGGGAGAGGTTAGACAGTCGTATTTTGATGTGACGCTTTATCCTCTTGGCTTTGACTTATATGCACAAGCAGCAGTTACAAGTGGAATGACCTTCTCCATGAAGTCTGGTGACACATTAGGAGCTAACTACGAGGTAGCAGTAGATTGGGAAGATGTAAAAAAGAACTTCTATGTAACTGATGAAGCTGGAAACATTGTATTCAAACCAAATGGAGAACAGAGGGACTATGCTAAATATCCAGACAGTACAGACCAAGCTATTACTATTAAACTGACAAAGGACTTAGATACATTTGGTACGATAATGCCAAGCAAGTTCCAGCAAGTTAAAACTGGCGACAAGTTTGTCATATTGCACATTGAAATGCCACAAGCATATATAGACAAGGCACAAGAACGTTTGGACGTCGCCATGAAAAGATATATGCTTGAAAATAATATGCCTTTGTATGACTATCCTTTGAGCTTCGACGAACACTTCTTGGAAACAAACCAAGCAATTCTTGCGCAGATTAAGCCTAATACTATTGTCAGATTCTTGTATAAAGACAATGAGGACGCTATGGAATTATCCGTAAAGGAAATGTCAATCCAATATGGTACAAATCCCCTTCCTACTTATAATATTACCTTAACGGACGAAGTGTCTATTGTACTGAATCAGATAGGACAGATAGCTGATGGACTTAGCAAGTTAGGAAGCCAAGTAGCACAGTTACAAGCTATTTATGGACTTGACATTGTAGGCGAACTGAACAAAAAACTCAGCAGAGTTAAAGATGATACCGCACAAGGAATGATAACTTTCTTGCGTGGATTGAAAGTCGGTAGCTATGTGACCGGAAGTACGGGCGGTATATTCTATGCAGATACAGACGGAAAATCACATGCAGAGCTTGATTATCTGACAGTAAGAATGAAAGCCATGTTCTATGCTTTGGAGATTATCAAGACTGGAGTTATCGGAGGTCGCCAAATGATTACTCCCGGTGGTGCAATCGAATGTATCAAAATAGAAGATAGAAATGATATACTTGACGAAGAAGGTAACAAGACTGGCGAGAATGTTTGGGACTATTGGAGATGTTACTTCTATCAAGATGATGGTACAGAAGCGTTAGATAATCGTTTCCGCGCTGGGGATATGGCTTTAGCACAAGACTTCAATATTAAGGAGGGAGTTTATGAGAATGTGTCAAATCATTACTTCTGGCGTTTAGTCGTAAACGTAGGAACTAATTACATTGACATCTCAAAAACTGATGCTGATGCAGCCAGTGATGCACCACGAGTAGGAGATACCATTTGCCAATTAGGTAATAAGACCTTTGTTGATGCAAATGGTGTTACTCATGTAGAGGACAAGACAAGACAGAATGCAATTATCTTTAGTGCAGTTGACACTTTCTCACCAAGTATGACTTTATATGCTGGCATAAACAGCTATTCATACCTCAACAAAGAGTATGTGTCCTATGGTGTTGATAAGACCACAAATCTCGCTTATATGAACGTCTATGGCAACTCTTATATCGGAGCAAGAGATAAGAGCAGCTATATGAAGTTTGATACGGTAACTGGTGTTGAGATAAAAGGTAAACTTGTAACTAAATCCGGCAAAGACGTTGAGGAAACATTCAACAGCTTTCAAGACCAGATAGATGGAGTAAAGGAAACTTGGTACGGAGAATATACACCAACTCTTACTAATCAGCCAGCAGTTGATTGGAATACAGAAGCTTTGAAAAAACGGCATGAAGGTGATGTATTTACCAATATCCAAGAATATGTCGATGATGAAACTACTCCCGATGCAGGCAAATCATGGAGATGGGTAAAGACGGGAGATACATGGGGATGGAAGCAGATTGCAGATAATGACACTTCAAAGGCTTATCTTGAAGCAGCTAAAGCGCAAAAGGCAGCAGAAGAAGCTAAGAAAGAAGCCAATGACGCAAAGCAGACTGTAACCAATATGAAAGACTTCACAGACGAAGCCTTTAAAGACGGTATTGTTGACAGACAAGAAGCTGCTGCGATTGAGAAATATTTGAACTCAATTAAATCAATACAGAAGAGCGTAGCTGAATCTTATTCTAAGGTTTATGGTAATCCTTTATTGTCCGGTACTGCTAAGGTAGAACTAAAAACCGCTTATGATGGATTTAATGTGGCAACTACCGAGCTTATTACTGCTATTGATGATGCCATAGCTGACGGAGTAGCTACCTCAACGGAAGTCGCTTTGGTAGATGGTAGGTACGACACCTTCAATACCAAATATGGAGATTTTATAGCTTATTTGAATGCAGCCAACAACTTTATCCAAGACAAAATAAACACTTCCGCAGAAGATGCGAAGAAAGCTGCGGAAGAGGCTCAAAAGGCGGCAGATGCAGCTAAAGCAGAAGCGGAAGCAGCTAAACAAAGATTGGATAAGTGGGCAGAAGATGGGGTTATATCTCCTACTGAAAAGCAATCAATCAAAGATGAAATAGTTCGTATAGACGCTGACAAGACAAATATTACAGCAGGATATACTTTGTATTCATTGGGTAGCCCTACGGGTTATCTGAATGCTCATAGCAATTATCGTGCAGTGTTGGTTACATTATCTGCTTCTACTCCCGAAAATATAACTATACCTTCTGACTTCGCTTCAAAGCAATCTGCATACTACAATCAAAGAACGGCAGCTTTGAATGCCATCAGTGACGCAGCTAAGGCAGCAGTAGATACCGTTAAAAAAGATTTGGCTGGTTATGAATATCTAAAGAAAGCGTGGAAAGAGAGTACCACAATCGAAGGTGGCGTTATTCAGAATGCGTTAAACATGCTGGGATATACTGACCCGGTAGCTGGATTTAAAGTAATGTCCGGTATGAATGGTGTCTATGATGCTACTAAGGTCGGTGGAGGTATTGCTTCTTGGTATGGAGGTTCTATGAAGGATAGAGCAGATTATACAGAAGCAAACATGCCATCAGATGTAGCAAAGGCTATCATTCGTATGGATGGCTCTGGCTACCTTGCAAGTGGTGCTGTATGGTGGGGGACTGATGGTGTTTTCCATGCTGACCCACAATCATTCATCATCAAAGAAAATCAGCTTGGCGACTATGTTTCTCTATTCCAGATTGTATATCGTTCTGGAACTCCGAAGACTATTAGCTACATGATACCACAATATCCAATGCAGAAATTGACAGTTTCCGACTACATCGAAATAGGAACAACTGGGTATCGCATTGGAGTGGATAGTGCCAATAATGCTATTAAAGTCTACAAAGAAGATGGCTCGGCAGTTAACTTCTACGCAAGCGGTGCTGTATCTGCAAAAGGTATCAGTTCCGGTAGTGGCGGTGGAGGAGGCGGTCTTATTGACACCGTTTATGGATATTCAAGTTTAGGTGGCACTTTTGCTGATTCAACATTATCAGACACCTTTAACGCATACACTATCAACAAGTTGGCAAGTAGAATTACTGAACTTGAAAAGAATGGTGGTGGAGGTACTGGCATTGCTGGTATCAAAGTTAACAGCCAAACTTATGCGCCAGACACAAGCAAGTATATTACGCTCCCAAACTACCCTTCCACTACTATTACTGGAACGGGAAATGTCCTTACCAACGCTACTTATGACAATAGTACGCGAGTACTGACATTAACTAAAGGCAATATTGCTACTACCGCCAACCATTTAGAGAGATATGCTCAAATAACCTCTACTGCGATAGATACTGTATCTACATTTACAGCATCTAAGACATCTGTATGGGAGGCAAATGGTACTGCATATGGAACTACTGGTGCTAATGATACTGTATTAAACATTGGTTCTGCGGCAAATAGGTTATTCCAATTAAGAGCAACCTATAATTCTGATGATTTTTACTTTAGAGGTGTTGGTGCAAGTTCTTTCAGAACTTGGTACAGAATACTTCATGCTGGCAATTATAAAGAATATGCTATACCATATAGATTCACTGGATGGTCTGATACAAGAAGCGTAAATCATGTGCCTAATGACTATGATAGTTTATTTATTATGAGAGGCATTAAGAATTTAACTACTATTGGGCTTTCAGATAGTGGAGTTTATGCAACTGTATGGGGATGGAGAGGATGGGCAAATTCAACTGGAGGTCAAGCTTGGGAAATAGCTTCAACTAATGAAGATTTATATACTCGTCACGGAGAAACTACTTCTTGGTCTTCGTGGGCAAAGATACTTAATAGCTCCAATTATAAAGAATATACAGACGCTCTTTATGTGAAGAAGGCAGGCGATGAAATGACGGGAGACTTAGTTGTAGGTACTGGGAAAACAATTGCACGTATATCTTCTCAATGGGGAAATTTTTCTATAAATATTAGTGATTCTATGACTGGGGGATGGGAAAGAGGATATGGTGCTAATATAAATAATTCTTCTACTCCAGTAAGATTTGGTTTTTATGGTAATGGGCAATCTATTTCTTATGCTTATGCTGGACTTTTTTCAAATCCGTGGCAAAAATGGGACAACAATACATCTACTATATCAACCGAATTAGTAGTAAATAAAAATATAATTGGATTAAATAGAGAGTTTTCGCTTCTAAGTGGAGATGAACATTTTCAACATAAACATATTGATGGTGCAGGAAGTTATAGCTATGAAGTATTGCTGTTGTTACCTATTCCTGCAACTAATAATTTAACTGGTAATAATACTATAGATGGTACTATATCTGGATATACAAATGGAGCAAATCAATGCTTTTGGGTTGATGTGAAGATTTCGACTATTTATAATACTACTTTTTGGAATATAAAATCAATAAGCTCTTTTTTATCTAATCAATATGTATTAAAAAAATGTAAGTATAATGACATTTGGTATTATTGTATTGAAATCCCATATCGGGATAATAGAATAAATCATTATTATTTTAGAGGGGTTATTCGTTCAACTATTGAAGGAGGATTATCAACTATCACTTTGCCATACCATATAAAATATAAAACTAAGGCAAATGGAAATAATGCAGAAGTTATTAATAACTCTGAAATTAACAGTAGTCTTAGTACAACACTAACACAAGGAGGAATTACAAATGTATATTCTATTGAAGATACATATTATCAAAATATTAAACCCCGTCTTAGTAATTCAATAATTTTAGGAACTACTGATTTAAGATGGAAGTGTGTTTATAGTTATAATCTCGACATAAGTTCTACAAGTACTTTTGCTGGTAAAGCTACATTCAACGGAGGGCTATCTGGAACATTGACGGGTTCTCTAAGTGGTAATGCTTCAACTGCTACTAAACTCACTACAGCGCGTACTATCTGGGGACAAAGCTTTAATGGTACTGCGAATGTGAGTGGCAGTCTTACTGGCGTGGCTTCAATCACAGCTTCGGGAAACATAACAGCAGCAGGTGCGATTACTGCTAAGTCTTCCTCTGACTTTAGATTAAAAGAGAATTACGATGGGCTTATAGATTACCGAGAAAGACTACTAAAACTTGGCAGAGTTTATGACTATAATTATAACAAAAAAGCATTGGATTTATACCAAGATAGGATAGACAATAAACGTCATACCGGACTTGTATATCAAAATGCGGTGAAAGCTGGTATCACAAATTTCTGTCACGAAAAGGATGAATATGGATATGGTAGCTTGAATTATTTATCTCCCGACCTTATCGCAACAATCATTGGTTCTGTGCAAGCCAATATCCTTTCTATCCGTCTTGTTGAATCAGAGCAAGAACGAATGAGAAAGGAATTGGAGCACGCTAAATCAGAGATTAAGAGGCTTAAAGGCTTAGTTGCCTCTTTACAGAACTAAGTTCTTTTTCTAAGGTAGCTATCTTCTTTTTGAGGGTAGCTACCTCATTATCTACTTGCTGAATACCTCGCCATAATACGGGTATTAAACGTTCGTATTGTATTACATAATAATCTTTAAAACAGTTACTTACCCATTGACTATATCCATTTATATTTAAGTGCCGAAAACCCATAGGTCTTTAGCCTATGGGATGTAAGGCACTAACCTTGTTGTTCAATATATTTCCTAATTGTTTCTGGACTTGCTTCTCCTATTGAGCAACAGAAATATCCATCACTCCATAATGTGCGTTCAACCCAAAACTCTTTTCTCAACTTACTCTCAAATAGTTTCCAAGCGAATATCGTACTCTCTTGCTTGAGTTTTCTAACAATAGATGTTACTGATATGTTCGGTGGATAGTTGATGAGAAAATGGATGTGGTCTTTGTCTGACTCCATTATTTCAATATCAAAATCAGACTTTTCTGCGATACCCTTTAAAATACATTTGATAGTATCATTGAATTTGCCTACGAGCAACTTCTTTCTGTACTTAATACAGAATATCAAATGACACTTCAAGTAATATTTGTGTCGGTTACTATGCTCATAATCACTCCTCATACTACAAAATTAACGAAAATATTTCACTTTTACAAAACATTTCTTGTTTTTGTAAATACTTATATGTATATTTGCACTATGATTAAGACGATAAATAGAACATACGGATTTAGGATATATCCAAATGCTTCCCAAATGGAATTGTTGGCGAAGCACTTCGGCTGTACTCGCTTTGTCTATAACTATTTCCTTAATCAAAGGCAAGAGCAATATAAAGAGGAAGGAGAGAGTGATAACTACTATGCTCAGGCAAAGGCTTTAACTGAATTAAAGAAAAAAGAAGAAACCGCTTGGCTTAAAGAAGTAAACTCTCAAACACTTCAATTTGCTTTGCGTAATCTTGAAACTGCATACACTAATTTCTTCCAAAAGAGAGCGAAGTTCCCTAACTATCACTCAAAGAAAGGTAAGAATACATTTACCGTACCCCAATTTGCAACTATTGAAGATAGTAAGTTGTGGCTACCTAAATTCAAGAGTGGTATAACTATCCGTCTGCATAGAGAAATCAAAGGTAAGATGGGCAAAGTTAGTCTAACTAAAACTCCAACAGGAAAGTATTTTGTATCAGTATTCACAATAGAGGAGTATCAAGAACTTGCACCTGCTAATAAAGCAGTTGGTGTAGATTTAGGTTTGAAAGACCTACTGATAACATCTGATGGTGAAGTATTCAAGAATAATAGATACACAAAGAGATATGAGAAGAAACTTGCAGTAGCACAGAAACACCTCTCAAGAAAAAAGAAAGGCAGTAATGAGTACGAAAACCAAAGGCTCAAAGTCGCCAAACTTCACGAGAAGATTTCTGCTTGCCGTATGGACTACTTGCATAAGTGTTCTCATTCTCTAATCTCTAACTACGATACCATTTGTATTGAAGACCTTAATGTAAAAGGTATGGTACGAAACCATAAACTTGCTAAATCAATTACTGATGCAAGTTGGGGGACATTCGTCACTATGCTAACATATAAGGCTAATTGGAATGGTAGAAATGTAGTTAAGATTGATAGGTTTTTTCCATCCTCTCAGCTTTGTAATGTTTGTGGCTATCGTAATAGCGAAATAAAAGACTTGAAAGTAAGAGAATGGGGTTGCCCATCTTGCGGTACACATCATAATAGAGATGTAAATGCTGCTATCAATATCCTAAAATTAGGATTAAATAATATATCGGCAGGGACTGCCGATTACACCGATGGAGAGGATAGAAGACCTAATCTTTTGAAAGGGCATTCCTCTGTGAAGTCGGAAGCCCACGAATCTTTAGTTCGTGGGTAGTTCACCCAAGTTAGTTATGGAAAATAAAATCGAATTTACGAAAATAGAGCAGTATTTACCGAAAGAAGGCGAAGAAGTTCTATTCCTATGCGAAAATAATATGATTTTTCATGGGGAATATCTATTAGGTAATTGGTTCACGTATTTACCGGAATATGGTAGCAAAATGATAAGCACTATCTGCCGATTCAGAGTAGTCGGGTGGGTAGGAATAAATAACTTTAGTTTTTAATCAATTAAAAGAATTAATCATGTTAGTACAATTAATGGAAGCAAAAGTTTCTTACGTTAAAATCAACGAAAGAGGCAAACAAAAGAGAGTAACAGAAAAGTATCTTGTAAACGCTATGAGTTGCACGGAATGCGAAAAGCTGATGAATGAAGAACTGTCTATCTACCAAGCAGAAGAGTTTTCAGTTCTTGCAGTTGGACGGACGAACTTCCAAGAATTTTTGGGAGATAAGGACAAGGAGGACAAGAAGCTGTTTATGGTAAAGCTCAACTACATTACTCTGAATGACGATGGTGACGAGAAGAAGACACCTTGCATGTTGATTGTTGAAGCTGATACAACAGAAGAGGCAACAAACACTGTCAAAGAAGCTATGTCCGCTTCAATGGCTGATTGGAGAATCGAACGAATTGTTGAATCTAACTATGTGGATATTGTGAACTTGTAGTTTGTAATCTCGTTTATTTTAAGTCGAAAGGGAGGGAGTAACAATCGTGCTTTCTCTCTTTCTTTTAACACAATTACGACCTCTTTTTTTTGGAACTTTCCAAAATTTCAGCTACTTTTGTCACTGTAATCAAAACCAAATTTACAATGAAGATAAAATTTAAGAAGCTGGATAAATCAGTTCCTTCACCATTCAAGAAATACCCATCTGACTTTTGCTGGGACTTATACGCTACTTCATGCGAGAAAATTGCACCTAACGTTTATAAGTATGGATTAGGCATTGCGATAGAAATGGAAAGAGATTGGGAAACTATATTGAAAGGTTCTACTATAGATATGGGATTGAACACGGATATAGATTTATCCAAGTGCCCTTTTCATTTGTCGCTTGACCTTAGACCGAGAAGCAGCGTATGGAAAACTGGTATGGTCTTATCCAACTGTGAGGGAACTATTGATGAACTTTACCGTGGTGAGATGTCAGCAGTATTTTATCATGTTATGCCTACTATGCCAAAGTATAAGGTAGGAGAAAGAATAGTCCAAGCTAAGATAGGTATTACCTTACCAATCGAATGGGAGGAAGTGGAAGAGCTTTCTGATACCGATAGAGGAGCTAACGGATATGGTAGTACGGGGAAAAAGTAAGAACCGGCATGGAAAAGTGGATAAGCGTAAAAGAGTACGCAAGGAGAATTGGAAAGACTACTTCGGCTATCTATTATATGATAGCTAATAATAAAGTCGAAGCCCGTCACTTTGCCTATGGAAATAAAAAAGGTCACTTAATAAAAGTAGAAGATGGTGAAGATAAAAGTGAATGTGAAGACGAAGAACGATAGTATTCCGTCTGACACTACGAAGAGAAAGATGCCAGTTATTAGAAATCCTAAGATACATAAAGCTCCTCGTAGAGATGATACTAATGTTGGTGATATAAGGGTAAGAATTATTAAGCCCGATACAACTAAGACTAAAACAAAATCAGATACGATTGTCGTTAAAGCTAAAGTAAAAGAATGATATGGATTTGAATAGTTATATATGGTTACTCGCTCCTAAATGCAGGAAAGCTCTTGTTATACTTACTAAGTATGCAGTGTATTTCCTTTGTCTTATATTACTATGTGATTATGTTGATAAGTTATCGGCACTTATATACAAAGTGACACTTGATTCTTCTTCATAACTTTTGGTTATGCTCGCTCTTTTACATATTGATTGGTCTTATGAAGCGAAATGCAG